CTAAACCCCATGGATTCCGCCCTCGCCATGCGGCTAGCATGGTCCATCGGCAAGGGCCTTGCCCCGTGCTCGCCCACGAGAGCCCCGACGTTGAGCGCCTGCGGGCCTTGCACGTCGCTGTTGAACTGTATGACCTTGGACACTTCCGGATGCGAATTGATCCGGTCCCGAATGTGCGCGGCCAACTCGGGTGCCAGCGTCTTCATGTAGTTTGGATTCTGCATGTAGGCACGCAAGGCTTCGGCGCTCAATTCGAGCGGCACATGCTGCGGTGAATAGCCGAAGTGTTCCGGCGCCACGTATTCATCGTGAACGGACTTCCCGGTCGTCAGGTGCGAGTAGATGGAACGCGCTTGGTCCTCGTGCGCCATCGGGCCGAGCGCGTTCCGCTTAGGCGGCGCCAACTTGGCCCTCATCCACGCAGTCCAGTCAGATGCCGGCGACCCAAGCGCCGGTTGCGGCGGCCCGGCCAGTCCGGCCTTGTCGACTGCGTTGAAATCGATCGCGTGGCCGGTCTCGTGCGCCAGCGTCAGTGCAGCGTCAAGCGGAGATTTTTCAAGAACCCGGCCAATTTGAATGTCGTTTTCAATGGCACGATATCTGCCGGCCACATTATTTGGTAGGTCTGAGAATCCGAAACCGTTGGTTAGCCGATTGGCAACGTCGCCGATTTCCCGGTAGCTGAGCCCTTGATCATCTCCACCAACTGTTCGGCGTCCCGCAATATGTCGGGCAATGAGCGGCCGCCCTTCGATGTCAAAGCCAAGTGGGCTTCCCGGCGGGCCTTGGCTTGCTCCAGGGTAGTCATGATTGAATGGCCTTTGCTCGGATGCTGGCGGCGGCTCGGCCAAGCCCGACAATTCGCCGCGCCGCTCCAATATGCCAGCCTCGGGCGATTTGGCAAGGCTCTCGACGAGGCTCGGGCGCTTTGCGGTTGCCCCGCGAAACACCCCGTGCGCCGCCTGCGGCCCGACCACCGCGCCAGCGCCCGCCAGCATATATTCACGCGCGTCGTCGTCCATGCGATAGGGCGCGCCTACGGGTGACATGCCCACATCATGTGCCGCCTGGCCTGCGTCCTGCACGATGCCGGGGACAGCGAACTGCCATTGGTTGCCGTGCTTCTGGTCGAGCGCGCGCATCACGTCCGCCGACGTGCCCCACATGGCCGGATCGGCGCCGATCTCATGGCCGGGGAAACGACGCGCGAACGGTAGCAGCGTGTCGCGGTCCCATTCGGGCGTGCCCTGCATCCGAGCGAGCACGTTTTGCGTCGTGTGGTCCTCGCTATCGAGCCCGATGCGCGGGTCCGAATAGCCTTTGCCGTAGAGCGCATCCAGAAGGCCGGGCATTATGCTGCGTCTCCCCCTTCTGGCGTCGGCTTGATCTTGGGCGGGCGGCCCCGGCGTTTCTGGGCGGGCGGCATATCGGGCGCTGCGTGCGGCAGGCCCGGCAGAACCTCGGCCGAGGCCGCGTCGTGGGCATCCGCGAACGGCTCGCCCGCGTGCGCCAAATACTCGGCCAGCGGCATCGACGGCAGGCCCTGCAGATACTCCTCGACGACAGCCTGCCCGTGCTCGCGGGCCAGCGCGCGGACCTCGGGCGGCAGGCTGTCGTATAGGTCCTGTTGCACCCGTGCCGAGGCGTGCCGCGTAATCAGCGCGCGAGCATCGTCGGCGGCTTTCGAAGCTTCCGTCACCTTGGCGTAAGAGCCGGCCCCGATCAGATCGGCAAAGCCGCCGGCCACGAACGCAATGGCGACCTCATCGGGCAATTCGACCACGTCGCCGTGATGATGCACGCCGCCCAGGCCGTCATGAATATCCGGCCGGGCGGTGTGCGCGATCTTGATGCGGACCTGCACGATTACGCGGCCACGCCCTTGATCACCACGAAGTTGATCACGCTGGCCCCGGTCTCGGCCGTCGAGGCGTGCGTGTTGTGGATGGTGATGTCGAACGATCCCGCCGCGACGGCGGTGACGGCCGCACGGGTTTCCTTGTTGGTCTGGCCCGACGCAATAGAGAGGTGAACCACGTCAGTTGCCGCGACCGCCGTATTGGTGACGGTGAACGTGGCGCTGGCGCCGGCCGCAAGTGAGTTGGTGGCCGTCGTGATCTGGCCCGTGGTCTTGCTCAGCGTCACGCCCGTGGCGCGGCTGGTCGCCTGCGTGACCGTGCCGCCCGCGCCGGTCGCATAACCGATTCCCGAGGTAGCCCCGCTCGATAGGATCGAGGTGGTGGCGCTGATCAGGCCCGTGACCGTCAACGCGCCCGTTACCGCGGTAGCCCGCGCCAACGTAATCGCGCCGGTCGAGACCGAGCCGATGCCGATGGTGCCGCTACCCTTGGCGTCGAGCGTCAAGGCTTCGTTAGCGCCGCTGGAAATGACGGCGAGCGCTAGGCCACCCGCCGCAGCCGCACTTTTAACGTTGAGCCCCGTGGCCGAGACCGCCGTCGATGCGTCCACATTCAGCGCTGGGTTGGTGGCACCGGCCAAGCCTACCGCCAAGGCGTTTGCTGAAGCCGAGGTGCCGGTGATGGCCCCGGTGACACCGGTAGCGCGGGCCAAGGCAATCGCGCCGGTGCCGGTGGCGTTGATCGTGACCGTGCCAGAGCCCTTGGCATCGATGGTCAACGGCTCATTGGCGCCCGACGACAGCACCGCCACGGCGAGGCCGCCGGCCGCCGCTGCGGACTTGACGTTGAGGCCGGTCGCCGACGACGCCGTGCTCGCATCCACGTTCAGCGCCGGGTTGGTGGAACCGTTGAGGCCCACGGCCAGCGCCGCGGCGCCCGCCGATGTGGCAACCACCGCGCCCGTCACCGCTACGGCCCGCGCCAGCGCAATCGCGCCGGTGCCAACGCCGTTGATCGTCACGGTTCCCGAGCCCTTCGCGTCGACCGCGAGGTTCTCATTGGCCTGCGAGGACACGACGGACAGGGCGAGCCCCGCCGCCGCCGCCGACTTGACCTTGAGGCCGGTCGCCGCGCTCGCGGTCGATGCGTCGACCACCAGCGTCGGGTTGGTATTGCCGCTCGGGCCAACCGCAAGCGCGGTGGCCGAGGTCGTCGAGAGATTGCTGATCACAGCCATGGATGGCGCCCCTTAGTTCAGGTAGAGGGTTGAGCTGTCGTCGGCCGTCATCAGGACGCCGAGATCGTCGAAGATTTCCTCGCCAGGCGTCACGCCCGCGATCACTTGCTCGGCCGTCAGCGCGCTCGTCCCCTGCGCCGAAACGTAGGTCTGCGTGCCCGTCGTGATGCACGCGAAATTCAAGGCCGCATTCGAGGCCGAGCGAAGCGGCGGCGAAAACGTCACCGTCGACATCGTCTTCATGACCGCCGGCGCATAACCGCGCCAGATCACCGTCGAACCGCTTTTCACCACGACTTCGGTCGAAACCGTCGCGTGCGTGTTGAGGAACTGGAGCGAGGTCAGATAAACCGCGTTGCCGACGCCCGCTGCGGCTTTCAGCACCACGTCGGCGGTGTCGACGATGCCCGAGGTCGCGCCCGCGTAGCCCCAGAACGGCTGCGACAGCGCATCGGCCGCGGAAACCCCGCCCGAGGCGCCGCCACTGCCCGACCACGGCACCCATTGGCCGTCGCCGCTTATGATATGCAAATGCGCTTGCGCCATTGCCCCCTCCCGAGATGAGAGCGGCGGCTGATGACCAGCCGCCGCCGTTGCTTAGGTGAGGTCCGCGATCACGCCGTTGCCGCCTTCGTCCATGCAGGCCAACGTGGCCTCCGCGCGCAGCAGGCGCTTCTCGGCATGGCCGGTGCGGGCCAACTCGACGACCCGGAAGGGCTGCAGGAACTTGGTCTGCCAAGTATCCGGCGAAAGCACGAGGACCGAGTTGCCGGGATAGAGGCCGTTGGTCGCCGTGCGCGACGTGGCCGCGCCGACGAAGCGGTTGGCCACGAACTTATGATGCCCGAAGTCCGACTTGTAGAAGTCGGTCGCGCCGTAAATCTGGATCGACTTCTGATTGTCCTCGATCTGCGTGACCGGCGCGGCGATGCCGGCAAAGGTCGAGGCGGTCTGCTTCTTGGAGCCGGTCATCATGATGATGCTCGGATCGCCGCCGTAGTCCCAGACTTTCTTGATGACGGCCTTCAGCAGCGCTTCGCTGTAGACCCGCGTCGTGCCATCCGTGGCGGCCGAAACAATGCCCGCGGAGAACCCGCCGTTGGCGCCGGTCGCGCCGCGGTCGACGTTGGTCGTGAGCCATGCCTCGGCGCCCGCCGACTGGCCGGCCGTGGTGCTGTTGCCGACCACCGAGGCGTAATTGCCCAGGAACCGCATCTCCATGTCGGTCTTGAGCGCTTTGCCAGATTTGGCGATCTGATACTTGAGTTCGTCGTTGCGGCCGGCGGTATCGACCGAGCGCGCCGTGTCCGACACGATCACGACTTCCTCGAACAGCTGTACGATGTTCTTGAGGCGCGTCGGCTGGGCCAGCGAGGTGCCCGTGCTGTCGTTGCCTTCGATCACCGCGTTCGCCGGGTTCGGCGCGCGCAGGCGATCCTTCATCCACTCGGGCGTCCGCGATTTAGTCGTGCCCTTTTTCGCCATCGTCATGAAGGGCGTTTCGGTCGGCGACAGATTCAAGATCACGTCGCTGAGCTCCTCGCGGATGCCGATCTGCGCGAAGGTCTGTACCGCATTTGTAGGCGCTGCCATTGTCGTATCCCCGTGAAATCGTGGTTAGCGGAGCAGGCCACCGATCGCGTTCGCCGCGTCGTCGATGTGCCCCGTCTGCTGCAGCCGTTGCATGCTGCTTGAGTAGGTTTGTTGGCCCCGGTTCTGCGTGGGGCGGGCGCTGCTCTTGACCAGCCGCGGCGCTTGCCGAACCACCTTGACGGCGGCCTGCCTCTGCGCTTGCCCGGCTCTATGTGCGAGAGCGTCTTTCAGAACCGCGTAATGCCGGGAATCCAGCATCTGCGCGAAATCCTGTTCCGTAATTCCGTAGTGCCTGGCCGCATCGCTCATCACCTGCCTTTGGACCGCAGATGATTTGATCTCTGGCCAGAACTCACGCAACCGCTCCTGCTCCCTCAGCCTTGCGACTTCGGTGATCGCATTACGCTCCTGCGAAAGCAGGGAATTGTGATGCTCACGCGCCTGATGCACCTGTTGCAGGCGCTGACGCGCGGCGTCGTAATTGGCTTTCTGCTGATAGAACGCCGCCGGGTCCTGATAGGGATTCTGCGGGTTGATCAGCGACACGTCCGGCTCGGGCGGAAGCATGGTCTGACTGATGGTGTCGAGCATCTGAACCAGCTGGTGGCGCGCCTGCGCCGTCTGGTACATCTGCTGGTCCCATTGCACCGGCGGCGGCGCCACGCGGCGAACCTGCTCCAGCTCGGCCTTGAGGGTGGCCGCCTCACGCGCCTCGGCCACGACCTCGGCCAACGGCCGGCGCACCGGCTCGCCGCCTTCCGTCTCGGCCGGGAACTCGATCATCTCGTCCGCGCCGTCCGAGACGTCCTCGGCAACGATCGCCGCCGGGTCGTTCGGGGGCGGCTGGCCGTTCAACGGCGCCGGCTCTTGGCCCCGCGCCGCCGCGTCCTTGGCCTTGAACTGGCCGTTGGCCGGGTCGCGGCTGGCGTCCTGCCGGCGCTGTTCCTCGCGATCGCGGTGTCGGCCCATATCCTCGGGCGGCGGCAGGCCGGCCTCGCGGTTGGCCGCTTCCTCGAACGACACGAGATTGGACATGTCGAAGTTGGCCATCGCGGCCACGGCGCCGTCCAAAGTGCCGTCGTTGGCGTTGAGATTTTCCATAGCGTTACCTGCGGTCGTGTTTGTTCAATTCGGCCAGTGATCGGGCGGCCACCGAAGCGGCGCCCTCGACGGCCGCCATGGTCCCGCGCAGCTCGCGAATGGCGAGCACCCGTGCGACGGCCATGTCACGGGCGCGGTTGTCTAAAGCAGAAATGACGTCCTCGATGTGCGCGGCCTCGCGCTGTGCCAGCAGGCGCTGCACTTCGTCGTTCTGGAAAAGTGCGCGCAACGCATCGGCCCTGTCGATCGCGTCGCCCAGGCTCGCGCGCTTTTCTTCAAGCGACCGCTCGTGGCGCATCATATTGCCCCATTTCTCAGGTACTATTGTTGAATAGGCGGTGTGGTTGGTGGCGTTGCGTCGGGTACGGGTTGCGTCGTCGCCGCTTTCGACAATTCGCCGACGCTGGCCTCGAGTTTATCCAGGCGCTCGGTGATCATCCCGGCCATGTCGCCCATCAGCTGGGCCAATTGCTGGGCCAACTCACGAAACTGATCGAGCGCCATGGCGATCTCGTGCGGAGCGGGCGATACCGGCTCGGCCCCTTGCCAGATGTCGCTCTCCATCTGCGCAAAATGATCGTGATCCGGCGGCTGCGGGCCTGCCATCAGCCGATCTGCCCGCCGAACCGAACGCCGCTGATATGATCCTCGCCATCGACCGAGCCCGCCGGCATTTTGGCGCCCGTGCCGTTCATCGCGCCCGCGCGGTTGGAATGCAGCTTGATCTTGATCTCCTGGCCGACTTTCCAGCGGGCCAATTCGATCTCACGGTTCATGCGCTCTTGCGCCAAGGCCGTTTCGGCGTTGACTTTCATTTGCGCGATCGCCGTCTCGTTGTCCGCCCGCATCTGCGCAATCTGCTGCTCGATATCCGCCTTGCGCGCCGCCATGGCCGTATCGGCCTCCAGCTTCGCGCGCTCCATTTCCTTCTGGTGCTCGCGGTCGGCCGCGTTCATCTGCTGGTTGGCCTGCAATTCCATTTGCTTTAGTTGCGTGTCCCGTTGGAACTCCGCCTGCTTCAATTGCGTCTGCTGCTGCATTTCGGCCTGTGCCAACTGCGCCTTGCCTTGCGCTTCGGCCTGTGCCAGTTGCATTTGCCCTTGCGCGGCGATCATCTTCGGATCGGCCTGCGGCTGTTGCGGCGGCGGCTGCCAGCCCCGCGGCAAATCCTTGAAGAACCGGTCCGTATTGCGGAAACCCATGGCGGTCGCCATCTGCTTCAGCGTGTAGATATATTCGGGGAAGCCGACGACCGGGTTGCTCGGGCCGGCCTCTTTGAGAATGATTTCCTGCTTGGCCGCGATGGCGCTCAGATAGGCCAATTTCTTCTCGCGCGTCTCGGCGGCCATGCCGACGTGCACGAGCACCGTCATCTCGTCCGACCAGCGGCGCGGATCGATCTTGAGCTGCCGGCCGTTGATCTTGAGCTGAACCGCCTGCTGCTGGTGCTCGATGAGCAGCCGCAGCGCCTTGCCAAGCGCACGTTCTAGGCCCGTCGCCGCCCAGCGCGCATATTGCTCGATGCGCGAGTTGGCGGCCGCCATCAGCGAATCGATGCCGCCCTTGGTGTCCGTGATCGCCTGGGGCTGGATGCCCATGGCATGACGGTTGACGCCCGAGGCTTCCTCGCTCCTGCGATCCCAATACTCGATCGCCTGGAATGCGCTCGCCGACACGTCCGGCGTGGTCAGCGGCATGAACACCTTGGACGGCTCGCCATCGACCGGGATGACGTCGCCGACCTCGTGGTCCAGCAACCGATCCAACAGCGACGGGTCCGAGCCCAAGGCTTGCTTGTTGACAGCCGTGCGTGGCGCCAGCGACTGGCTGAGCGAGTCCATCGCCTTGCGCGTCAGCACCGTGCGGATTTTCTGGATATCCATCAGCGTGTCGGCCAGCGACAGCCCGATGGCGCGGTGCGAAACCCGAATCGGGCTCCACATCGTGAACTCGCTCTCGCGCACCACGTCGTTTTCGAGGATCACGTCGCCCGTGCGCTTGATGCGGCGCAACTCGATCTGGCCGTCGTCGTCAAAGTCCCCGCGGACGTACTCGATCATGACCTGGATCAGCGTGCGCTCGTGCACGGTATTGCTGCCGGCGATGCCGTTGTCGTATTCGTCGGGGAACCGCGCCGTCAGCCGCTCGTCCGAAAACGCATCGAGGCCAGAGACCTGAATAGCCTCGCCCTTACCCCCGGCCGATTCGAGCCGGTGCGCCATGTCGGGGTGATCGGCGACGAGGTCCGCCAGATAGATGTCGAATTGCCCGCCGTGATACGGCGCATCCTCCACGCACGTCGCGCGCCGAGAAATGCGGAACCGTGCCGGATCGAACGCCTCCATCATGCACTTGCCCTGGGGAAGCTTCTGCACCTTCAGCGAGAACGTCAATTCCGGCCCAGACGGCATCGCCATTGGCGCCATTGGCGCGGGCTGCATCAGGCCCGGCTGCCCCTGCGGCGGGCCGCTCATGCCGCCCATCAGGCCGGGCGGTGCCCCTTGCGGCGGCCCCTGCGGCTCTGGCATGGGTTGCGGCTGTGCGCCGGGAGGCCCAGCTTGCGGCGGCCCAGGCTGCGCGCCCGGCGGGACTGGTCCGGCTATCGCCATCTGCGGCGGCGGCCCGGCTAGGGGACCGCGCGCCTGGGCGTCATCATCCTCGTCGCCGTCGTCGGCCGGGTTGAACTCGCCGTCGATAGACGCGGCCAGAACCTCATACCGCTGATCCTGGGCGTAGCGCAGCACTTCGGCCTGCGTCAGGCCGGTTAGCTCTTTCGGCGGCTCGGGCGCCTCCATGTCCCATGCGGTGCGCAAAACGCCGTATTTCGACACGAACCCGTCGAACAGAAAGTCGTGGATGACTTCCTCGCCGTGGTTCGAATTGAACAGAACGTGCCTGAGATACTCGCCCGCGTCCTCCAGCAGGCCGTCGTCGTCGCCGCCGCGGTCGATGCAGGTGATCAGGTCTTCGTTCTGGGTGAAATGCCGAAGCAAGTGCGGCAGCACCCAATTGACGGCGTCCTGAATATCGCGCGTCACCACCTGCGAACGGTTCGGCACTTCCGAGCCGTCGCCGTATGGCCGTGCGAAATATCGATCCAGCGCAATAGCCTGCTCGCGCGCGACTTCGCTGCCCCAATACGTGGCCGCGTCCATCTCTTCGGACTTGAGCACGGAGAGCAAGGCTTGCTCGTCGACCTGGCCCTTGGCGCGGCGCTTGTCGGGGATCATTCTGCTGCGTATCGCTCCCAGTCACGGTGCATGCTCATTCTGCTGCGCACATACGATCGATGAAGACTGCGAACATGGCGCATTTCGCATGTCGATCGTCGGTCAAAAACCGCCTTAGCTCTCTAGCCGTCAGATACTTCAGCTCGTCTGCTTCACTCTGGTTGCGTTGCATGTGTGCTCGATACGACGGGCTCGCTCGAACCTCTTCGGCGATTCGCAGCACTATTGCCTTCGCCTCGGCAGGCCGCAGGGCCTTGATTTCGTCGATCGTCATGCTCATGGAATGGCTTTGCTCTTTCGTGGCCATGTCAAAAGTGTAGAGGCGCGTTTCGGCGAGACTAGTGGGGTATTTTATTCTACGCGACCATGCCGATGCGGGCGCGGCGCTGGGGAACGCCGGCAGTCACAGCGTTGGTAAAGCCGCAGGCCCCGGTCATGAAGGCGTCGGCGCCGTGGCTCGACCAGTCATGCAGCGGTTCGCTCTTGAACGTCGCCCGCTTCTCGTCCCATTCTTTGCGGTAGTTATCGAGGCAGGCAATGCCGCGCTCGCACATAGCCTCGTCGAACCAGGATAGGCCAATGCGCGTGCGGGCGGCTTCAATCGCGGTCATCTTGCTCTGGATGCGCGGCACCACGTCGAATGCGACGCCCAGGTTGCGCGCCACGACCACGGCGGACTCGGCGCCGGGCAAAACCCATTGCGCGTTGTCGAGGTCATGCGGGCCGTAATGCTTGCCGTAGGTGTAGCCGCGGTCCGCCGCGTACTCTTTCAGCTTGCGGGCGTAGTGATCGACGCCTTCGCCGCTGTTCTCGTAGTAACCGACGAAGTGATGCGAAACGCCCTGGCTCTGGTGGAACCAGATGCTGGTGTTGTCGTCGACGCCGATATCCCAGAACGTGTTAACGGGTCGGGAGATATCCAACGGTACCTTGCCGATGCGGCCTTGCTCGCGGGCCTTGGTCATCTGCACCGAGAAATAGGCGCCCTGGATGGCTGCAAAGAACGCTTCATCCGGGTAACTCGGGTATTCCCGCAGCATGTCGTCGGGGCCGACGATCTTGGACTTGGCCACGTACCACGCGATTTGCTCGGGCGTTAGCGCCACGCCGCGCTCGACGCGCAGCTTGTGGAAGTAGTCGGCGGCTTCGGTGCTGATCACCACCCTGGCCGGGTCGTCGACATAGCCCTTGTGGCGCCACCAGGGAAAGAAGTGCAACTTGAAGTCCTGGTGCGACAGCGCCTTGCCGCTGGCCTTCGCCGCTTGGGCCGTCTTGACCATGGCGTGATAGTCGCCGCCGGCGCCCTCGGCCGTGCTCTCGACGATGGTCATAGCGCCCTTATGAATGGTGCCGAATGCGCCGGTGCGGATTTCCCGGCTCTTGTCCGGCGCGCGCGCGGCGATCTTGCCATACTCGGACACGTGCAGGATTTGCAGGGTGCCGCCGCGGTGCGAGGTGCCGACCGCGACCGATGACTTATTCGCCCAGTTGATCTCGTGCTGGTTGTCCTTGGTGATCGGGATGGCGGTCCTGATTTCCTCGGGCAGGCGCTCATAGGCAAACTTGATCTTGTCGAGCTTCTTCTTGGCGTCGTCGATGGTGATGTCGATGATGCCGGCCGCCGTGCCTTCACGAAACAGGCAAGTATCAAGGATGAAGATCGCGACAAATGTCGAAAACCCGAGCTGCCGCGCCTTGAGGATGATGTTGCTGTTGTGGATTTCGTCCCACAACTCCGATTGCGCGTCATTCGGCACGAACTTGAGCGGGCGGCCAAGCTCATCCTGTATCCAATAGAGGTTGGATAGCCGCCACCAGCGGTCGGACAGCAGGGCGATGACTTTCTCTTGCGCGTCCGCCTCAGCCAGAATTGGGCTCGTCCTCATTCGGGCAGATATTGCCGGTCAGCTTGCCCAACAGATGCGCCAGTTGCACCGGGCCGCCGCCGGGGCCTTGCAGCGTGTTCTCGGCCTTGTCCTTCTGGTCGAGCCATTGCTTGCCGAGCCAGATCGCCATCGTCGGGTTTGTCACGCTCATTTTGTACTGGTTGCGGCGCAGCGAAGCCTTGCCGGTTTCAGCCCCGTCTTCCCAGGCTTCCATCGCCTTTTCATGAGAGTTGAGAAAAGCCCGAAATGTATCTGCATGGACGCCCAGAACGGCTGCGGCTTCTCGCTGCGTGCATTGGATGCGGGACAAACCGTTGATCTGCTTAAACGTATCCTCATCCGGTGTGAGCTTGGTGCTGCCCCTGGGGCGGCCACCCACATCCCGTTCTAGCGTACCGGTATTCTCGGTTTCGTCGACGGCCTCAAATTGCACTGGCAGCCTCGTGCTTTACCCTGAGTTCAGCTATTGCCGCGTCGTAGCTGGCAGCGGAGTTGTCGGAGGCGCCGGTCTTGGCATAGCGGGCCTCGTCGATCTGTTCGAACGTGCGGCCGTCGCCGTCGAGCGTGGCCTTTGATCCGGTGAACTGTTCCCAGCGCTTTACGGCAACGTCGACATATGCGGGGTTGAGTTCGATGGCGTAGCAATGTCGTCCGGTCATCTCGGCGGCGATGATGGTGGTGCCGGAACCGGAGAACGGCTCGTAGACGGCTTGGCCTGGGGACGAGTTGTTGATGATCGGGCGGCGCATGCACTCGACGGGCTTCTGTGTGCTGTGGCCGGTTTCTGACTTCTGGGGCTTGTCGATCTTCCAGAGCGTGGTCTGAGATCGGTCACCGTTCCAATTGCCCTTGGCCTTTTCCTTCACTGCGTACCAGCACGGCTCATGCTGAAAGTGATAGTCCCCACGGCCGATAGCTAAATTGGATTTCGCCCAGATGATCTGCGCGCGCATCTTATAGCCGCAGTCTTCCAGGCTTTCGACGACTTCTCTGGCATGCAGGTCTGCATGCCAGACATACGCGACATAGCCAGGGAACAGTGCCCAGGCCTCCCGCCAGTCGGCCTTGTCGTCGTTCTCAACCTTGCCGATGGCTCGCCCATTGGAGGGCGAGCCATCGGCTCTAACCCGTTCATTCCGCCAATTGGCGTCGTAGCTCACCCCATACGGTGGGTCGGTGACCATCAGGTGCGGCTTCACGCCAGCCAGCGCCTTATCCACGTCGTCAGCCTTGGTGCTGTCGCCACAGACGATGCGGTGCTTGCCAAGCAGCCACACGTCGCCCAGGACGGTGACGGGGTTTACGGGCACCTCGGGCGTTTCCTCGGCGCGGGCCAGTTCCTCGTCGTCGGACATGAGCTTCTGCAGTTCGCGGTCATCGAAGCCGAGCGCGGCCATGTCGAAGCCGTCGTCGTCGAGCGCGGTTAGTTCATCGCGTAGCAGCTCATCGAGCCAGTCGGTCTCTTGTGCCGTGCGGTTGTCGGCGAGGCGATAGGCGCGGGCGGCCTTGGCATCGAGGTTGCTAATCAGCACGGGCACGCGGGCGAAGCCGGCCTGCAGCGCTGCCTTGTAGACCACGTGGCCGGCAATGATGACGCCGTGCTCGTCAACGACGATAGGCTTCTGAAACCCGAATGCCTTGAGAGAGCCGGCGACCTTGGCCACGGCTTTCTCGGGGATCGAGCGCGGGTTCTTGTCGTATGGGATAATGCGTGACGGCTCCCACATTTCGAGGCGGGGGCCGTTGTCGCCGGTGCTCAATTCGTCACCTTCGTTGCAGATGCTTCACGTGAAACGCCGGCCAGCAGTCGTTCAAGCTCGGCCGGGGTGAGAGGCCGAGCGCCGGATGCGGTCACGAGCAGGTAGACGTTCATGGCTGGCCGTCCATGTGATTGATAATCTCGTGGGTGCAGTCCTTGGTCTCGGCGATGAAGGTGCCGCACTCAGGGCAGCAGTGCCCGTTAGTTTTGATCTTTCGCTCAGGTTGGGCAATGCCAGAGAAAGCACGTACGACGGCGGCCGCAGCTTCGTCTTCGTCTTTCTTCAGACCAGCCAAAAGGCGCTTGTAGATTAGAAGTCGGTCAGACATCTACTCCACCGCCTTGATGTTTCGGTCTGACACTCGGCGTCGTTTGGGCCAGACTGGCGGCGTCTCGAACCCGGCCTTGCTGTCCTCGGCCTCGATCATGGATCGGTTGGCCTCGTAACTGGCATAGCTCGGGAACGCGCGGAGTTGGCGAAGCTTCTCATCCGACACTTCGGCGGCATCGGGCGTGACGACTGGTTGGGTGCCGGTAAACGAGAACGTTTGCACCCGGTCGCCTTTGAACGCCTTCATCTCGGTATCCATTACGCTGCAGCCTTGATGTTGGTGCCGTCGAGAAGTTTGAGCAATCGCTCGCGGTTGATGGTGCCCACGGTAACACGGGTGAGGTTCATCGCGGGAGCAGGGTCGGATGGAGTGGACGCGCGAGGCTCAGGGGTGCGATTGCCGGTCTCGCTTACAGGAGGCTGTGAGGCGTG